TTCAAAAAGTATGGTAAAATATAATCATAAATTTAGAAATGCAATCTAAACAAACCACCAACTCTCTCCACTCTCGAAATCTGAGAATAGATAATCAAGAGCATCGGAGGAGCGACAGCGGGGGAGATGCGATATTGAATACTCACTAATTCTCGAGAAGATAAGAGAGTTAATGTGTTAATCATTTTCAATCAAGAAAACTAAATATCGCTAAAGCCTATTTCTAAACCGCTAAAATTCAACTTATAACTAAATTACTACTTTTATATCAAAATTTTGAGTAATTACGTCCAATTCGTAAAAAATTGATAATAAAAAACCCCACATAAAGTGAGGTAATTTATTCGTAAGAGATGATAATTACATCAAATTGTCCCTTAGCTTCCCCAGAGTTTTCTTGCTAGTTTGCCTACTCCGAGTTTTTCTAGGTCTTTATCTTGCAACATACGAATTTGTGTTACAGGTAGCAAGTCCCTAGTGTCATCAGCAAATCTTAATCTTGCTTTAACACCCGTCGGGGTGTCAGTTAATCCCAATACTTCAGCATATTCCATCTTACCTTTTCTTTGTAATTTACATACTCTCATTTGAATTCCTCAGGTCTTAAGTTAATTATCAGTGTTTCTTCTAGCAACTTTAATGAACTTTTAGGAGATTTCTCTAAACCCGCTAGGGCTTGATAATCTACTGCTAAAATCTCACTTACTTTCTCTACTAGCTCTCGTTTTGTTACTGGCTTTTCTCCAGTTTTAGTTAAATATTCAGTCTTTTGGTAAACTCCTTCTCTAGATAGCTTTCCTATTACAGACTTTATTGACTTATCTAACTCATTTGCTAATTCTTCTACTGTTTCTCTGGTCGGATTAGCACTATATCTACTTTTCATAGTAGCGACCATTTCGGGTGTATAGTTTATAGCCATGAATTTTCCTCTATTTTATCTATTTCTTTAGTTGTTTTGTATATAGAATAACCCCATTTTTCAGAACATATATGAACTGCTTCGTCTTTTCCGAACTTATTGAGAGCTTCATACCAATCATCTTCCATTCTTTCTGCTCTAGTTTTCTTAATGTCTTTCATCTGCTACTGCCCTACCATATGCTTGTATTAGTTCTTCTCTATTCATTTTCTCACCGAATACATGAATTATTCTTCCGTTGTAGTGGCGTTCTATATAGCCACCATTAAATTGTATGTCCATAACACCTTTCTTAACTTGGTGTCTAGTTTCATCAGTTTCATACCACATCGAATCCATACTATGTGCATGTAGACTCTTAGGGGTGGTAGCCCATTTCTCAGCCGCTAAGAATATTCGTTGTTTTTCTACTCTTTCTGCGAACTCTCCCATTATTTCTTACCCCAGAACTTAAACTTTAGTATAAAGTCGTGGATATTGTCCAAAACTCTATTCCATTTATACTGGAACCAGTCTGAGTCATTATATTCATTCCACCAATTCATTGTGTAGATTGTTAAAATAACCCAGAAAGCTAAACTAAAGATGTAGTTGAAGGTGTAATAAGGGAATAAAAATATGTCGTTTATCAACTCCATTATATATCTCCTATCTCACGCTTTTCACTTCGTGCTACTTCAAAGCCATTTGGATACCTAGCTTCTAATTTTTTAATATTTTCGTCCATTACTTCGTCAGGTGTATAACCTAGTGCTATACAACCCTGAATCCAATACCAAAGTATGTCGCCCAGTTCTCGTTTCATATGAAAGCGGTTTTGTTCGTTGAACTCTTTACCTTGAAATACCATTTTCTTTAATACTTCAGTAAACTCTCCACTCTCAGCAAGCATACCGATTGCGCTTGTCATTACTCTCGGCAAGTTCATATTATCTTGAACATCTAGCTTACTTGTGCTATCTATAAATGCCATAAAGTCTTTAGACTCCCTACTTGTTGTAGTGTCTACAAACTTAGCATAATCGTTAATTTTGCTCATTTTACTACTTCCTATATAAATTTAATCCTAGAAACGCCTCACCATTAGGTGTTTCTACTTTTTGATTGCCAGAGCTACTAGCTATGATGGTTGACTTACCACTAGCACTCTTTCCAAATTCAACATTAGTATCAATAATAATGGTCATTTTACCACTATCATCAATTTCATACTTAATGCCTTTTCCCATATTTTGCATTTTACCTTCCTTGTCCGCGATATTTTTTATGCGAACGTTTTTTACTTTTGTTCATGGTAGAAGTAGCGACTTTAGTTCGTCGCCCTCTACCGCCTACGCCCTGTGAAGTGCATTTTCTAACTGATACTATACCAGTCGTTCTTCTACTATAAATCACAGTTCTACTCCTTCAAACCATTCATACACAGAACTATCAAATAGTTCATCATAGCATGATTCTTCATTAGCGGGTATGTCGCTCCAGTCAAATTCATCAGAACTTAAATCGCATTTATACTTTGCTTCAAACTCCTCTGTTAACTCACCGCCATCTTTTTCTTCCCACTCGTCATTTTGCCAAACACCAATGAAATTTCTAAATTCATCTTCATATTGGCATCGAATTACTACTTCTTCGTCTATTTTATAAAGATAGTTATAAAGTTTCTCCAAGTAAGGTGTGATAGGGCTCCAAGCACTTATGATATAAGCATGACCCTCGTCTGCATCTTCTATATGTGCCCATTTAGCTCCTATGTTATCAATACCCCAATTATACCAATTATCTTCTGTGTAGCCTTCTAGGAACGGGTGTTTTTGAATTTCGTCCCATTCCCAAATAGTTATAGTGCCATCTCCGTGATAACTTGGTCTTTCTACCTTTTGTCCATAGTCTGTGAATAGCATATTCCATTGTTTTTCTACTGCTTCGTTGCCTTCCACAGTTATATAATTGCTTACATTATTTGCCATCGTTTTACTACTCCTCGGGTGGCTCACTCCAATCAATATTGTTTGGTAGTTCCACTCCTGTTATCTCGCATAATCTGTAAAGCATTTCTTCATATGCGACTGTTAATTGTATTACTTCTTCGTTTATCATTTGAAGCTCATCAAGCCTCTCTTTTATTTCACTTTCCAACTCGGTCATTTGAACACGAAGTTTTTCGCCTTCCCTTACTGTTGGAAATTGTATTATTTTACCCATTCTTACTCTCCACCCACAATATAGCGACTGTCATTGATAATCCACAAATTATGCCGAATAAGAATAGTATTCCTTCCATCATTGAGAAATCCATCGCTTTCTTACTTGATTTTTAGCGAACAGTATTACTACTGTTAAAAAAATAATCGTTTCCATACTTATAGAGCCTCCGCCTTTCTAGCTTCAACTTCTTCAGGTGTAAGCCAGTTCAACTTTACGCCCCTGCGGGTAAGTTCATTCAAGCATTTCTGCCTAATTTTAGGTTTAGCGTTACTGCTATTGACATAATCAATAAGCTCTTGCTTTGATACTGCTGATATAAAGTATTTTTTCTTAACGGCGACTCTATTTGCCCTAGAGCCTTTATATTCTACGCCGTCTTTTTTAAATTTAGTTGGCATTTTCTTCTCTCCTTGCTTTCTCTTGAAGTTCAACACCGAGCATGAACTCGAGCGATGATGCTAACTTCGGGTTTTCCTTTACTAATTGTTCAGCAAAATTCGCTATTTTTACTGAATCAGTCGCTATTGTACTGATTTTTTCAATGATTTCCTTAACTTCAGCCATTGTTTTCTCCTGCTTGACCAGAACTGCTCGCTCAATACGGTTACGCACGCCCATAATACTATTGTAATTATAGTGTGCCACACCAAGGAGCGTAAAGGCATCGCGTCTATACTGTTGTATCTCGTTCTGCTTTTCGTCATGTTCCATTTTTGGTCGTTTTATTACTAGATTTGGTCGGTTTTATACTATGGATTCTTGCTGTTGCCATTATGTCAAGCGTATCTTTATATTCGCGTTCGACATAACGCAAAAAAGCAGACCTAATTTTCATAAGCCTGCTTTTCATTATTGCACTACTCCATTTAAAGTGATTTGTCCTACCTTGCTTTCTTTTTCCTCGAATTTAGCCATTGGGTCAACTTTTTCAATCGCTGTTCCATCACAGTAGCCAACCAGCTTTCTTCTTTTGATTTCTTTTCTAGCCATTCTGCCTTCAAAGTTTTGCCATGTTTCCATTCCTTTTAGTTCAAGGTCGGAAGCGTTTAAAAATAATACTGTGTTTGCCATTGCGTTCTCCTAAATTCGTTCTTTGTTAATTTTTAATATAGAGATATTATACATGGATTTTTGATGTTTGTCAAGAACTATTTTAAGCTAGGCATAGAATTTTGATGTGATGATTTTAAGAACAAAAGAAACTCCGCGCTTTGGCGGAGTGATAAACTGTGTGTTTGATACTTGGGGTGGCCTAATGCATTGTCCTACTCCCTGTGATTTTGATACTGCTTGCGTGCATAAAAGTCTTATATATCTGCCTATTTTCCAATCTCTAAAAGAGAAAGCGGCTAATCA